TTGGTTAACTGCCGACAGTAAAGTATTTCCGCTGGTCCAGTTTGGAAATGGTCGTGTGCGTCACAAAGAATATCCTACGGTCCCTACGCTCGAAGAATATACTGACGATAAGACTATCCTAAGCGTATACGAATCTCAAAACATATTGATACGACCGTTCGCAGCTCCTCCAGGAATATCACCTACTCGCGCGAGCGAGCTACGCGAGGCTTTCAATAAAGCTGTTTCTGACCCTGAGTTTTTAGAAGAAGCTGCTAAATCAAAAATTGAAGTAAATCCTATAGATTGGGAAGAATCTGAGGCTATCGTCAGTGCTACATATAACGCACCCGAATCATCATTAAACTACTTGAGGGATATGAAATGAGTTACACAACTATCTACAACGACCCATATGCTCGCGCTAAATTCATGGAACCGTGGGTGTATTGGGACGACGCATTTACAGAAGAAGAACTTGAAAAGATTGTTTCATACTGCGAAACATTTGAATTGAAACAAGGAACTTTATTGGATACTTCTGAAAAAGAAATTGTAGAAAAACATAGAGTATCTGATGTGTTGTTTCATGAGAGAAATTTAGATACCGCTTGGATATTTGATAGATTAAATTTTGTCGTTCAAGCCATAAACGAAAAGTTTTATAACTTTGATTTAAATGGTTATTCGAAATTTCAATACACCACATACAACAGCGAAAAGAATGGTCGGTACGATTGGCATATGGATACTTCGGTCGGTAGAAGTGATACACCAGATATAGAAATGCGAAAACTATCATTATCGTTGTTATTAAACGATACTTTTAAGGGTGGAGAGTTTTGTGTTAATTTAGGATCAGAAGAAAACTGTGATATTGTGCCTATGAAAAAAGGAAGAATTGTTTTGTTTCCTTCTTTCATGAATCATCGAGTCAAACCTATAACTATGGGAACAAGACGATCGTTAGTCGTGTGGGTATTAGGTCCCAAGTTCAGATAGGATTCATTTTCATCCATTGTTTGTTTCGTATATCGGGTCTTTGTTTGCGAGTTTTTTCCCAACCTAGTATCAACTCGTGATCGTAGATAAATTTTGGTGTTTTGTGACCAACAGGAAGCTTTAGATCTAACACATCGTTGGCGAATAACATACAAGCTTCAATTTCTTCTAGATCCACGGTACAATTGAAACAACGAAATTCAATTGTACCTGGATTAGCTTTCAGCGGCAAAAAATTAATGAAATTACGTTTGCCTACATCATTTTCGTCTAATCTGGCGTGTGTTAGGAAATCATCTATCGTTTTTGCGTATAGCATAGAACGAACTTGATCTAGATAGTATGTGTAGCTGTTATATCCTTTAAACACGTCTATTGCGAATGGTGTCATTCGTGGGTCTATGCTATAGTCTGAAACTTTTATAAGTTCATGCTGATTAGCCGCGATAAAAAAGAACAGTTGTTTGAGATAATATAGATCATTGAATTTATCATCATGAACATGAACGTGTGTTTGTTGTATACAGTTTGATGTGGGTGTTATGTTGTTTGTTTCAAAAAATGCGAACAGATCACGCACCACATTCATTTGTTTATCAATTCCGTATGTAGGAACTGTGTTAATTTCTCCCCCTACAGGAGGGTTTACTCCTAATGGGTCGACAGAAACTCCTCGATATGGAGGTAGCGCATTAACAATATCAATCTCATGATATTCCCATTTTCCAATCGTTTTCGGCAAAACCAATGATTTCGGTACGTCACCGAATTCTAATTCTAATCCCCAAGATCTCATTGTTCACCTTTAGTTAAATTCTTTAGCATACTTTTGATTATGTCGTAATAATCTTTTGAATAGTTATACTTTATTTTTTTGCGTATCGGTATATTGTAGATTCTGCTTTTGAATTCTTGATGATGCGAATAGTTAGCAAACTCTAATAGCATCGAAGAAAATATTTCTATGTCGTAAAGAAAAAAGTAGACGCTATTTTCTTCATGAATAAGTGCATCATTGTAAAAATCCCATTCGTTCATACCATCAAATCCGTGTTCACTTATCACAGCAACACCACCATTATCATCAGCATATTTACCGGCGATATATGTTGCAGTAGAATTGAATCCAGAACCTTTTAATTTTTTATAGATCTGTTCATGATATGTTTCGACCATTTCTTTTTCGGTCTTTTCTATGACTATAGGTGTTATGTTTGTTTGCGCACATAATTCAAATGCGCGAATAGATTCTTTTCTATTGGCTGGACTATCTACTATGATAGGGGTAAATTTGTGACCTAAGAAACAATTGAACACATGTTCCGAATCCATTCCTCCACTTAACGGAAGATAAATGTTATCGTATTTTGCTACAATTTTCTTAACTACTCGCTGACATGCTTCATTAAATGATGTAGGAGTATAATTTATATGATCAAACGTAACAACAAAATTCGCGTTAGGGTTGGTTAATCGTTCTTTGATATTTGTTCGCAACCAATGATTTTCAGTTGCCATCAAGTGATTTCCTTGTGCCGAATACTATATCCCATAACGGAATAAACACACCATAGTTTTTCGTAGGATCATTGTGGTGTATAAGATGCCATTTGCCGCTAGTTATCCAAGGATAAAGATTAATCTTATCGTTATGTTCAACAGATTCTTGAATAAATGCAGCCCAAACATAATACGCAATAAACAACCACCAATGTCCCGTGACTGCTGATATTACTATAGTTGGGATAACTTCGGTGATCCACTGGTCTACTGTGCTGTTCCAAGAATCAAACCACAGAAATATGTTTTTCCAGCTTAGTCCTTGTATAGTTTGTTCTGTCACCTGATCGTGATGATCTAAGTGATGTTCGCGCATGAACGAGAGCTGGTGCGCGAGTCTGTGCATCCAATACACAACGAATGTCCATAGCAGAAATATCAGTAAATAAGTCATGTTATGTAGTAATGTTTGGTGCCGACTATAATTCCGTCTCTACAATATTCTTTATGTTTTTTTAGTCCATCAACATAAACTGAATATATTTGGCTATCTGTTACATCTTTTAGAAAAGTGTCTCGTAATGATAAAAATTTTGCTTTAGATTTTTCGGATTGATGAGCCAATTTGATATATTTTTTTTCGTAAAACAATTTGTTTTTGTAATGACGACTTCTGATTAATTTTGGTTTTAATGCTACATCAGCTAATGCTGACAATTCTCTGTGTAAAATGTGTCCTTGCTTTATCTGTATTTTTACGGCAGACTCATGATAACCGCTATAAAAATTTATACGCTCAAAATTTTCATCTACGTATTTCATACCGTAACTATTTACAACTAGATCATTAAAGTACACGAATGGTTTATTGCGCTTATCGTATGATAGCTCGACTTTTTCATTACCCATAATCCACGCAGTTTTTTTAGTATTCGTTTCTCCAACGAATTTTCGAAAATCATGCCAAAATAAATTGTGTGGACTACTGTGATTTCCTATGTACTTAAAATAATCAGAACCATGAGTTTGAATTAATGAAAATTGATTAATGTTCCGGAAATATTTCGTGTAGTCTATTACAGTGATTTTCGTATTGGGTAGATTCATAGAATTAAGAGTAGGTAACGCATTGAAATATATGTCAGCATTATGATTGTCGTCGGTGTTTTGTGTCTTATCCTGTGATATAGCACCAACCACAACGATCTCGTCAATATGAATGTTATTATAATAGAATGTTTCTAGTATGTTCGTAGAATCGTTTCCGCCAGAATAACAAAGAATCACGTACTCATAATCATCTCGAATCTGTTGCGCTCGTTCTTTGTATAGTTGCTGTAAAGATTCGGAAGGTTCTGTTTTCCAATCAAATTGCGAAAACATATTGTCATAATAATAAAAATAACATTTTTTAGAGCTTTTCCACGCATCATACGGCGTAATATACACATTAAAATTGTCGTCGTAGTAGAACGTCGTTTTTAATTCAATGGACATGATATACTAATCTTATTGTTAATTTGGTTTAGCAGCAACCGCATCGATAAGTTTTTGAATATCGTCGTCAGTAAGTTCTTTCACTGTTTCTATCTGCGGAATCTTAGCACTTTCTAATATGGCTGATTTGATTTCTTCTATTTCTTGTTTATTCGTTGACTTAGTTACACCTACAAGACCAACAACGGCAGTTAAAGAAGTATCAACGTCTGGATTTTTAACGTCTTCTAAGGTTTTCAACCATTCCACAGGACCGGCCGTTTTGATCAGCTTATCTATTTCATCTGGATCTGTTGGCATAGGGACAGGAAGATTAATAGATACATCTGAACGACAACGAACAGGTGTTCCATCTTCTTTACGATTTGCATCAGACGCAAGCATTTCTTCTGTGATATTATCAGTCCAATATCTTGCTACGATAAGATGATCATCTGGCCATAGTTCAACAATTTTGTAATGAATGTTCATGCTACTGGTCCTGTTCTAGTTCCTGTGTTTATGTATGCGGTAATGTTTGCATTACCAGTTACTGCATTGCCTCTTGCTCCTGCTGATCCAGCAGGGCCTGTTGCTCCTGTTGGTCCAGTAGCGCCTGTTGGTCCAGCAGAGCCTGTTGCTCCTGGATTACCTCCGCCTGATCCAGCTCCAGCGCCACCACCACCTACATAAGCAGTTCCAGCGCCAGCGGTACCTAGAGGTCCACCATTACCTCCTGGATATGTCCAATACCATCCAGAATACCCACCTTCATTAAATACTACTACGGCTGAATTTCCTGCTCCCGAAGGAGACCCAGCATTTCCTGGATTTCCACCATAACCACCAGCGGATCCGCCTGGTCCGCCAGGAACACCTTGTCCGCCACCTCCGCCACCTGCGGTTATACCTGAATAAGCATATGCAGGAGTGTAACCTTGAGCTGGTGTGTAACTAGGATAATAACCTGTATATCCTCCTCCTCCACCGCCTCCTCCTGTAGCACCTCCACCACCACCGCCCCCAGGACCTCCTGGACCGCCCGGACCACCAGGCCCTCCTGGACCTCCAGAACCTCCTGGGCCTGCATTTCCACCCACACCACCTACTATAGTAGAAACATTATCAACAACAACTATAACTCCCGTTCCAGAAGGAACAGTTAGTGAGGATCCTCCACTACCACCAGCATTTCCAGTTCCACCAGCATTTCCAGTTCCACCAGCATTTCCAGTTCCACCAGCATTTCCAGTTCCACCAGGATTACCTGCGGAGGCTGGCCCTCCACCAGCTCCTGCATTGGAAAACCAACCAAAAGATGAATTGCCGCCAGCACCACCAGCTCCGTTAGAGCCTGGATTTCCAGCACTTCCTGGGTTTCCTGTTGCTCCTGTTGTTCCAGAAGTTCCTGTTGTTCCAGAATTTCCTGGATTTCCAGGAGTTCCAGTTCCGCCTGTGATTGTGTTATTATTTTGAAGGAAAATAAATGTGCCACCAGTCCAACCAGAACCAGTATCTAAAGCTGGTGTTGCTGTAGATGTTGAACCAACAGCCGCATTGATGAACGCAAGCAGATTCAACGGATAAGCTGGGCTACCCGCTTGTGTGCGAAGATTGACATTGTTTGTCGCACTGTTGATAGTAATGACTTGTGTTGGTTTAGGTAGAAAAGCTAAGAAAGTCATTTCATCCTTATCTCATATCTGGTAGATATGAGCCATAGAGGTTAGTTCCGTCAGAAAAGAATGTTATAATATCTAGTTTACTTGCACCTGTTGAAAGCACAGGAGCAACAGCAGCAGTCCATTTGAATACTGAGTTCCATGTCGTGATCGTGCGCGAGCCTGTACCGTCTTGATACACGCGAAGGATATATGTGCCAACCTTTAGATTGGTTGGTGCAGCCATTGTACGACCAGCAGCACCAAGAGTTACTGTAGCAACACGACCAAGTGATACGTCCCAGTTGATTGTAGCACCGTCTGTTAGAGTTTGTGATAAAGCGTTTGACTTATCGGTTGTTGTGCCGTTAATCGTGGTGTTACCAGAAACTGTTAGGTTCTTTGTGACCGTCATCGAATTATAAGCAACTACTTCACCGCTTGCTGCGATACGCAGTCGTTCTGCACCCGCAGTATTAAATGACCAAATGTTACCATTCATATCATATTGTGCTAAAGTCTGTATATAACTTCCAGACCCGTTAAATTGACCTATAGCAAAATTACCATAAAGGTTACTGGCATCTTGGACATAGTTATAAAGGTGAACTTCTCTTTGGTTAGTTGTGCCTACGCCTGTTCTAAGTCTCACGGATGCCGAAGCATACTGAGAACTTCCGGTGTATTCGGACATAATTCCGTCGCCAGAACTTACTGAAGATGAGTGTATTTTTACCGAAGGTGAAGAGGTTCCTACACCTAGTCTGCCTACAACAGTAGTATTCGCACCAACAAACAGATTGGTTGAAACTGTCGCACGACCAGCAACGCCGAACCAACCAGTTGTGTTAGTTGTATGCCCAGCTCCACCGATTGTTAGGGTAGAAGCAGCGCCACCCATTGTTATAGTTTTATTAGCACCACCAAGAGTCGTATTGCCGGAAACACTTAGATTTTGTCCGATAGTAGCGCGACCAGTTACAGTAAGAAGGTCTGTAGAAGCGTCGCCGAGGTTAATAGCACCATTGATATTCAGTGCACCAGCAATCGTAGTATTTCCACCTACGAACAAATTTGTTGCTACGGTTGCGCGACCATTGACGCCGAACCATCCAGTTGTATTAGAAACCTTATTAACACCACCGAAATTTGTGTTGCCTGATACCCAAAGATTAGTTGAAACTGAAGCACGACCAAGAACGCCAAACCAACCAGTTACGTTAGCAGTTTTACCAGCAGCACCTATAGTAGTGTTACCAGAAACCGTCAGATTAGTTCCTATAGTAGCACGACCAGACGCAGTAAGTAAGCCTGTTACAGTAGCAGTTCCCTTAGCGGTAAATGCCGTGTTAGAAGTAAGCGTGTTAGCATAGAGAGAAGACTCATTAATCGCGAACTGATTGATACGAGTAACAAGTTGATTCGTGCGAGTACGCCACGTATCAAATGTATTAGTAAGAGAGACGTTAGCGAGTAATGCCATTGCTTATCCTATCTTGTCTAAAATGCGCTGCATAAGCGTCTTAAGATCGTTGATATCTTGCTTCATATTATTTATATCGTCAACAGCAGCCGTTATTTCTTTTTGCTTTTCACGAGATTTTTTATATGCTATAAGCCCTGTTTTATCTGTATTAAGAATCGCCTGGCTAGACAAATCACGAACTAGATTAGGCGATTCTTTTACTTTTACGACTTTTGTCATATTATCTCTGTAGCGCGATTGCTCGCAATTCATGAATACGGGGTGGATTAGAGCTCGTATCGTTTGTCAACACAACCTTGATAGAAAACTGCTTGAATCCAGTGAAACGAGCTTTACCAGAGTTGCGATACTCAAATATGCTATTATTCGTAGTATTAGCACCATACTGATTGATAGCACGACCAGAAGAATCTGTAATTGCAGTTGTCGGGAAAGTAGGCATATCGTAAACAAACTCGATATAGTTTGTACGATTCTGGCTGCTTGAATACTTTCCTACAGTAGCATATCCTTCACCTGTGGTTAGATTCATCGGAACCCAACGAGTAGCTGTAAATGCATCACTGTCTTCGCTATGTAGAACCTTGACATATACCTTAACATCAGAACCAGGAGGTTTATATGCAGCAAGATATACGCGAAGGTCTTCCGCATCTTGTCCATCAGCAAGAGTTACGATACGAGTTATATAGCGTGATTTAGATCTACCACCAAACTGCACCCAATCTTCAGATGAACCGATTTCAGCATTAGAACTAATCAGGTTGTTTACTACGATATTTGCCATACGACGAATATCAACTGCTGGAGAACCGTGTAGGTTGAAACTTCTTAGTGTCAACTTTACTTCGCCAGATTTATTTGTAGCCATAGTTGCTGATGAAGCAGCTGTGTTAGACTCTACACTTCGGCTTAGGATATAACGAGGTGAAGATAGTTCGGTATTATCATTAATCTTAAGATTAAAGAATGATGAATCGCGCGCACTAGTGCTCGTGGCATACTTAGCTGATGCAGTTAGATTTGTGTTTGAAGGCAGAATACTATCAATCTGAAGATTAATCGTATCTGCAACCAAATTATCTATGGATATGATCTTAGCACTATATCCATTTGTCTGACCCTTAACATAACTATTCACTTTGAATATACGAGAGTTAGCATATGCTGGTCCGCTGTTCGTATATGACATATTAGCAACGTGAAGTTTCGTATTAGAAAAATTCACAACATCGTAATACTGTAACGAACCTACAGGAGTTGTTGTTGAGTACAGAGTACTTCCTGCTGTGTTACCGATAATAACGCCGGTTGTTGAATTCGTATTACGAATACGAATTGCTTCACCACCTTTAAACTTCACATTAGTTGATACATTCTTAACATTAATCTGACCAACAGAAAATGAAGTTATCGTTCCGGTAGCACCAGAAACCATACCCTGAACGTATGTCACATTTGTATTTACAGATTTCGTATTTGCAAAAGTTGTCTTAGCTCTTAGGGTTGTTTCTCCATGAATAAATTCACCATACTTACTGAATACTCCCGTAGAATTAGATACAGTTAGATAATCACGACCTTCATTTTTAATGATCATAGTTCCAGGTGTTGTTTTGTCAAACTCAGCATAGTAAACTGTGAACTTTAGGTCTTCTGATTCTACAGGAACCCAAGTACGTTGATTGGCTGAGGTGAATAAGAACCCAGAAGCTGGTTGTTGTGCAACACGATTTCCAGTTGTGATATCTTTTTCGCCTAGAACCGCAGTCCAGCAGCTGTAGTTTGGATTACATCCAGCTGGGATAACCGAAATAGCATATTCTTTGTTTTCTTCTAGATATACTGGAGATGGGAAATATATTGGAGTTGCAGCCGAAGCGTCATCACTTACGTTAACCTGAGAAGGTTGCATGATGACACGAGAAAACGGAACAACACGATTCGTTACAGCAGAAGTGATAGGGTCTAATTCTTGCAACTGAATAGTTACAGGGAATGTGTTATCCTTAGTAGCGAAGAACAAATCTACCTTAGTGATAAACATACCAGAAGTTTGATTCTTAGTCTTAAGTAGACCAGTAATCAAGAACGACTGAGCAATTGGGTCTGAGCCACCACAACTACCACCACATCCACCACCACCACCAGAAGAACCAGCATCACCATCACCACCGATTGGCGCAGGAACAAGACCGATAACTTGTTCGCCATTACTAGAAGTCCAACGATTCAGCGCTCCAGTACGATTTTCTACCAAAGACTGATTGGTAATTACAGGTCGACGAGTAGAAAGAGTTAGTTCTGAAGTTCCAGCCATCAAACCTTCTGCTGTGTAATATGTTTCGGCAGAAGTTGTCTGAGTTCCAAATACAAGAGAATTTGTTGGATTATCTGTTATGCGGAATTTACGTTGACCAGTACGGAATTTCAAACTTGTATCGTTAGGCAGATCAAAGAATCCATACACATTTCCACTAGAATCTGTGACTAGATTTGAACCAGCTGAGTAAGTCAATGGTGCTTGTTTACCGGCTGATTTTCCGTTGCCGCCATTGTTATATTCTGTTTCTGTCAGAGGTGTGACATAATCACCAACCTTTACGTTGTCAAAGAAAGCGTACACGCGGCTACTAGGCTTAAGACCGACAGCTTTGAACAATATGCGCTTAGAACGCATATAAGGTTGAACATTTACGTCTCTAATTACTTTACCGAAAGACTGTTTGTCGTTTACGGCAGTAACTACAGGTTTCGTACCTGTTCTAGCTTCAGTTGTTGGTGTTGTGTATAAATTCTGTGTTACGGAAGTTTGGACGATATCTTGCGATCCGTCTGCGTTTGGTCTATTATATTGACCAGTCACCGAAGTTGTGGACGAAGTAAGATTTTCCTGACCTGTCCATATAGTTGTCCAGTTATTCCAATCTGTTTGCCATGAATTAGACAACCACATCCAGTTATCGGTGTTAAGATCTACGTTAACATTAACATCAGGACGATTTGTTGTGTCGCACCAGTAATCACTATCAGGATTAAGCTGAATTTCACCAACATAGTTATAGAAAGTACCGATAGCGTTTCTTGTTGTTGTGGCAAATGGTTGCTCGACTAGAACCTTATGAGAATAAGGTAGTGTTACTAGATCGCCTGGAGTAGTTGTGAATACTTGCTGAATCGTCATCGAAGCAACACCATCACTTGATGAAAGATTCGAACCTACAGCAAAATTACCAGTGGCGTTTTCTAGATACAAAGCAGTATATCCAGTTGGTAGATATACAGTATTGCGAATTGTAGCAGTAGCTCCACCAGAGGAAACTGTTGCTTCTGGCTTATATTGATTGCTTAACTGCACGTTAAGAGTGACGCACTGATCTTTCGAAACACCAGAAGTTGTTACGTTAGTACGAACAACATTAGAAGAGTTAGCCGAAGCATAACGGAATTCTACGTTCTGTACGTCGAATAGAGGACGAGCTTCTTTTGCGGAAGCGTCGATAGAAATTTTATAATCAGCGTCGTGAACATTACCTATATTGTGACCACTAAACGAATCTACCAGAATACCATTCTTAAAGCGATCTAAACCATTAGTATCAGGTATCAATAGGTCTTTCGCATTCTTTTCAAGAGCATTAAGTGAAGTATAGTATTCTAAATTATCAACGCGATCACGGATTACACCGATATCACGCATAGTGAAACGTTCGTTCTTAACTTTTGTTAGTGTTGAAGCTAAATCAAGACGATTTACTTGACGACCAATTTCCTGAGAAACCGAAGGATATGGAGCAAGATTGACTACACCAAGAGTCATAGCATCAGAAACGATATTTGGTGTTCTTGGTTGTACTTCAGGAATGCCTTCAGTTACTTTAAACGAACCATCTTTGTTTAGTGTGATTATGTCTTTTCTTCTTAGATAATAATCAAGATCTGTTGTAAAATCTTGTCCTGGAGGAGAGAAATGCAACCCACCAGATGGCTGATCAAATGTGATAGCTGTCAAAGGATTTTTAGAAATGTTAGTCAACGCAGAAACGCTATTCGCAGAATCTGAAACGCGAGGACGAATGTCGATACAGTTTCTTAGGTCGTAAGTAGTTCCGTCGTTTTTAGAAGTATATAAAGGAATTTGATACGTATAAATTTTTGTCGTATCTGTTCCAGCTGTAGAATCGTTCACTGGATAAGAATCTACAGAAAAATAACCGACACCAGATGAATAGCTGTGTGTGAAATGGTCAAACTTGACTAATATCGATTCGCCATTTGTAATTGTCAACGAACTTGCTGGTTTCTTAACAAGTTTAGCGTGATCATAATAGTTATCTGTCATTCCTGTATCAAGCGTGAAATGACTTGTTACGTCTGTACCATCAGTTGTTGTTGACCAAGTTGTTCCTGTTTTCTTACGAACAGAAATGAGCTGGAAACCATCAGACATACCAAGAGGCCACGGACCAGTTGTGTTGGCAGTATAAGAAGTTCCACCACCAACGCCTACGTTAACCTGAACAAGACGATTACGAACAACTGTTTTTGCAGCTTCTTGTCCATCAATCTTGTTGAGCGTTACGATAGCTTTAGCAGAAAGAGTCGAACCGATAGTTCCTTCATTCAGCGCAAGTGTTGCTACTGTCGAAGGTGTGCCAGAAATTGTGATAGTACGATTGCCTGCTTTACCTGTTCCAGCGAAATCAAGAACCTGACCAGCCTTAAATTTCTTGAAATAAGGCATATTAGTTTTGGTTCCAGAAATCGTTCCGTAGATATTAAGAGAAGTATCGCTATTAACAGAACTTACGACATAATCACCACTATTAGCAACAGAAATGATATCACCTTTGTTGACCTGAGTCGAGAATGCTGTACCTGTACCACCAAACGCAGTGATAGTGTTACCTGCGTTTGTTACGTTAACTTTACCTGTTAGAGTAGCAGTATTTGATGCAGTGCGAGCAACGATATAAAAGTCGGTACGAGTTCCATCATCACTAAGTACACCAGAACCGTCAAATGTTTCTGAAGTATCACCTGTGTTGATTGTTGCTACACCGCTCGTATTGAACGTAATATCAAAAGACTTATAGAAACTGTAGTCATTGTTTACGTTTCCGCTCGTATCTCTTAAACGACGAACATAATTAGCAGGAAGCTTAAATATAGCACGATCAAATGATGCATCATATGTGTTTGCATTAAGACCATTTGAGTAAAGAATGTCAGCCTTACCGTTAGCAGATCCAGTTCCTGTATTAGCAGCAAGAGACTGAACCTGAACGAAAGACTTACCTGCGTTCATTTTAATGTCGGTTACATATACTTTATACTGAGCGTCTGGAGCACCAGGCGTACCTGAGTAATATTCAATGCCGCGCACGCGAGCAGTACCAATTTGCGCGCCTGGGAATGTGGTTAGTGAATATGTTTTCTGAGAAACAGAGTTAGCTTGTGTATCGCGTAGTGTTACGCGAGTCTGATAATTTAAGTCCCAAGCACCAACAACGTTATCGCAGATAAGATAGTTACCATAATCAACAAGAGATTTTGCCGATTGAACAGAAGCATAATCAGTTGCTTTACGAACACCTAGATTTGTAGGAACTAAACGAGTTACGTCATATCCTTTTACATAAGCTTTTCCAGGTTGTACTGTGGCGATCAAATAGTTTGAATTTCCTGTTACGGAATAACCAAAATTCGTAGAAGTCTTAAGGCTTTCATTCAATGAAATACCATATCCATTTACGATATAATCACCAGACTCGTCTGATGTACGGCTCGCTATATAATCACGAATAGCAGCATATTGCGGACGATCATTGATTGATTGTAGAATACCTTCTTTTACTTGAAGGATTTCTACGAATGTGTTCGATACAGGAGCGGTGATAGCATAAGAAGCGACATTAACAACTAGCTTTAGGCGAGAAGCACCTGGAGCAGCATAATTATAAGAACCAGACGCAGGATCAAGTAGAGATGAATCTGATAATTCGGTTATAATCTGTTCGCTGATATCGAAACCAACTTTTGCTGTTGGTGTGTTTGTGTATTTGCCAACAACAACAGTTTGAGAAGGAACACGAATAAAGTGATCTTTAGCGTAAACAACTCCGGCGTCAAAATTAACAACAAATGAATATCCAGCTGTTCCACCTTGTGTAGCAGTAATCGTATTACATGTTAATCCGGAACCAGAAACATCAGTGAGAATTTCATTGTTAGAAAAACGCTTAGTGCCATTCGTATTGGCGCTGATATATTTAACGAATAGTGTTTTGAAATTAGGTGTGTTTGCTTCAGAACCATCATTAACCTTGATGACTAAACCACGAACACCCGATGTTGTACCACGAAGAGTTTTATTCAGAAGATTATCAACAGTAACCGAAGTTCCTGTACTTGTATTATCGCGAATTTTAACGTAGTTATAGAAAATATCTACAGAAGGTGTGAATCCAGTTACAGACGAACCTTCTTTAAAAATGTTAGAAGCAAAACGATCAATCTGATTCTGAAGGATCGTCTGCATTTGCGTGAGTTCGCGTGCTTGTACAGCTAGTCCTGGACGAAACAGAATGCGATGAAAGTTTTTTGTCTCATTGAAATCATCGTAGAAAGGTGCTACGTTGAAATTTGTTGAGAGCGTTACGTTATTAGCTTCTGCTGCCATGATACCTTCCGATTAATACTTTACGACTATCTTGAAATCTTCTGTTTGCTCGGGACTTCTAGTGATAGGAGTTCTGTTTTCAGTATATATTACGATACCACTGAATGGTTTAAGAGCAGGTTTAGTTACCAGTTGTACGTTGGCTGTTACAGCTGAAGTTGACCCTACGATAATTTCGCTCTGTAGGAACGATTGACCAACTCCACTAGTGCTAACACGAACAACTTTCAATATCCCATTAGATTTAGCAGTATTATTGTTTGCGAAATAAACTACACGGGCCTTAGCACCACTTGACCGACCTACAACAACTTCATCCGCAACAAAATCTCCACTTACTTCCTTCAGTGAAATTCTTGTTGTTTGGTCAATAACAGAAGAATTGGCATAATTTCCATTATTTAACACAGGATCTCTGACGATACCTATAATTCTAAAATCGTTGTTAGTTGGGAATGAGTTAGACTCAGAACCAGTGACCTTTATGTTCATTATGATATTTGTGCCAAACAATTCATCGACTGGGTCTGAACCATGTCCACCTCTAGGCGAAATGACCGGACGTGCAGCTGCACCTTTTCCATAAACTGAATTGGCTGTAATAATAACATTTGCCGTAGAATAAGAACGACCCTGAGAAGCAATAGTGATTCTGCGAACCTGACCACCAAATGTATTAGAAACAAATGCAGTGGCTCTAGAAACAGGTGTTAATCCACTATCTCCGCGAATCGTTACAGTAGGAGAAATTACATATCGACTAGTTGTGTTTGGTGTGCTAGTGAATGCAGTGTTAACAATAAGAGTATTATTAGCACCAAAATACTTAATAATTTTACGAAGTTGCCCTGAACCAGCACCTTCACTGATATATAGGCTCGAACCTACATAAGAACCGTCGATAGGGCTCGCATTACTCTTTATAACAAAAAGTGTAGAATTCACTACAGTCTGAAACGTATTTGTTGTGCTTATGTATCCAGTGCCGTTAGCTAACACTTTGATATGCTGGATAGCGCCGTTACTCGCATTCTGCTGAACAGACCACTGAGCAGAACCATCATTAGCAGACAGAGTTTTAACAGGCATGAATGCATTTGTCTGAAATTTCAGCGCTTCTCCAGAAGAAACCGTATACATATATTTCCAACGATAACCATCACCAGTCAATTCGATATTTGAAGAGTCTGTTGTTGTCGGTTTTACTGTTGATGCAACACCTCGACTGTTATCGATGCACTTATAAACTCTACCTTCTGTAGTTACTGTATAGAATTGCTTTTCATATAAAGAAACATCATAATCATCATATTCGGTATAATATGTGTCACTAGTCCATTGATATCTTGGCACAGCATGAGAAACATCTGAAGATTGGAATTTCTTCAGTGCTATCATATTTCTCCAAATATCATAATATGTGTTTTGATATGAAGCGTCTACATCTGGTGGAATCAATTCAGAAAACAACTTACGAACATAAGCGTTAGCGCCAGAAGTGATAGAAGTGCTAGGACGTGGCGTAACAACTATAGTTTGTGCGCCAAAAATAGAATGGACACGAACAACACCAGTTTGGTTTGTTATTCCGATTCTATCACCAACAGCTAGTTGAGAATCAAATAGAGTTCCCTGACCAATGATAGTGTTAGAACTACTCGTCGTTTTCACTGTTCCGGTTATTGGAATAGCATTTGCATACGGAGCATTTTTTCCAATAAAGAAATAATACTTCGTAGATGCAGTTTCACTGAACGATTCGAAAAGCTGAATCGCATTATGTATTTTAAAATGACGAGTAATTAAAGCTGTCATTATTAGGCAGAAGCAGTGTAAGTGATGTTCAGAGTGTCACCTGCGGTAACGACCTTATCACCGACTGTGAACAGGCCAGCAGAGTAAAGAGTTCCTGTTGAACCTGCCTTAGTTGCCTGATTTACGATGAACGCGCCCTTAACAGTTCCTGCGATGCTCATTGAGAACACGGTAGCATTAGATGTAGCCTTAGATCCAGAACTCGCAGCAGCCATTGTAATTTGACGACGAGTTGATTGGCTATATCCAGGAGCAGAAGCGTTATTTTCGCCTGATTCTTTCCAACCTGTATGTGAAGCCATTGTATCGCTGGTTGAGATAGCAGAATAACCGTTAGCGGCAATAAGACCCATATACCAAGTTGTGGTAGCAGCAGTGACGTTCGAAGTCTTGAAATGAGTATCAAGCAGAAGGTTCTTACCGACTGTTGTTACAGCATTAGGGAATTCATCAGCCCACTTTACTTTTCCTGTAGCGTCATAGCAATAAGCAGTATACACACCGTGCATATCTACAGCCTCTACAGACCCAGCACCACGAGTTACTGTAAGGCTTGTAGAATCACCTGGATTAATTTTTTCGATAGACATCTTAATAGTACTCCTCTTGGGTTAGGTACGTTTATTTATAAAAGAATTCACGATCTGTTTACAGCATCATCGATATTCAATACTGGATATACGAAATCTCCAATATTTGTTGACTGGTAAGCTGAAATTAGAGTCGAAGCATATGGTGAAATTAGACCATTATTTTCTACGATATCACGAACGATAAATACGGAACCAACATTAGTATCGGTTGCGGTAACTGTTTCTGTTAGATATGCACCAAGTGTAACAATAGCTTCACTGGTATCTATTGCGGTAATCGACTCAGAGCCAGAATTTAGAAGAACAGAGCTATATGTTGCACCCACATTATCAATAGGTGTTATAGATTCAGTACCAGAGTTTATAACAACTGATCTATAAGTTCCAACGATAGTTTCGGCAGCTGTTACTGATTCAGAACCAGTTGAGTGATTACCGACATACGAAGCATTTTGACTATCGGTTGACGTTACTGATTCAGTTCCAGTTGAATGATTACCAACATATGTAGCGTCTTGATTATTATCAGCTGTTACAGACTGAGTTCCAGTGTCAACATTTCCTAGATTATTATTACCTACCACAGTTTCTGTTGCAGTTACTGACTGAGTAGTAGCCGATACTTCACCTAGATTATTATTTCCAACTACGTTATCGGTAGATGTTACTGATTGTGTACCAGAACTCAATAGAACTGAGCTATAGCCACCAACAACAATATCAGTTGATGTTACGGATTCAGTTCCCGTATTCAGGACAACTGAATTATATGTAGCACCTATCGTTTCGGCAGCTGTTACTGATTCAGAACCAGTTGAGTGATTACCAACATATGTTGCAGCGAAACTATCAGAAGTAGATACGGATTCTAGATGACCAACATTCTTTGTAGTAATAGCTGTCGGCAACGCATCTGTTGCGGTAACAGATTGAGTTGCGGCAGCAACCGCAGCCAGATTATTTCTACCAACAACAACATCTGTCGCAGCAGCAACTTCTTTTACGCCAACATCTTGAATGTTAGAAGTTGAGAGCCCTATGATTACGATTTCTGGAGCACTAGAATTGATAACGAGCTCATTAAATATTTTCGTGCCTGATGGATGCAATACTTTCTTAACGATATCGCTATATTTCTCAAGAAGCTCGCCGACTCTTAGAACATATGAAAATTCCTGATAATAAAAATTGTCCTGAAGCTTATTGTTCCAGCTTAGAAAACCTTTTGTATCAACATAACGTCCTGGGAAAGTAACAACACCAGATGGTTTAGGACCAGCTGTTCCCGCGAAAGTTTTTTGACGTCTTTGATAACGAGCTGTTGAACCACCAGAAACATTCGCTGCAGAAAATGATCTAACTATAACATTATTGCCTTGAGTCGTATTAACTAGCGTGGCTTCATCAAATTTGTTGAAATTTTGTCCAGGAGACAATAGTTTCATCGTTTTAATTGTGCCTGGCGCATTAACTGCAAGAACTGTAGCATTTCTACCGAGATAATTGCCATGACCATCAAACACATTCAATGGCGAAGTTTCCAAGTCTACGATAGAAATCGTAGGCATAGTAGTATAACCATATCCAGGATTCAAAATAGAAATTGCATTAATAGCATAATAACTGTTGGCGCTAAACTCTAGTGCTTCATTAATCGTGCTGTATGCGTTTGCGGCAGCAAGACCAGTGTAGATAAATTTGCCCGATAATGTTGTTGTTGGGTTGGTGAGAACTTGAATTTGAAGGTTGTTTAGAACATTCGTCACTTTAAATTTATCACTAGAACCCTGCACACGAACGTATTTTCCTACGCTCAATTGATCTACGAATTGAGTAGAAATTCCAGTAATGATATTGGAAGTCGTACTCGTACTTACTGTACCAGATAATCTTTGACGAACAGATGCAGTGTTAGCACCACCAGCAACAAAAAAGGGACCAGCGCCAATTTGTACGTTTTTTAATGGTGATATAATATCAACGCCCAATGTTGTAGCGATAGGTTCTCTGGTCCAAGAAGAAACTCTTGCTTGAAATCCAGTCCCATTTCCACCACTAACATATAGTCTAGTGTTTTCTTTAGTATAACCAGAACCGCTGTTAGTTATACGAATTTCTACGGCACTATCGTTTGTTGTTGAAATAACAATACCCTGAGCAGCTTCAGTAGAACCAGCACCACCAATTTCTATGATATCATTTATATTATGAAATGCGCCACCATTTCTAATTTCGACACCGGAAAGAGAACCAACCTGAGCACTAACAGTTACATAATTTCCGGCGTCATCAACAACTCTTTCGCCGTCAAGAAATATGCCAGAAACATTTTCTACGACCATATCATAAATCGTAAGACCCGAAGCAATTGTAGAAGTTATGCTTTGTACCAGAGCAGAAGCGCCAGATATTAGACCTCTAACGTTCGTTCCGCCCATCAATCTAGGATTAATAGAATATGGCTTACCAACACGAAGTTTTGTTTCGCGAATCCAACGACCATCAGACGCACGAAGTATGTCTTCGCCTGGATAATAGAATTCTAGTTCCGAATTGAAAAGAGCACGAAATAGGAAACGATATGATTCCTGAGAACCTTTGGCTCTATAAAATTCTTTGATATGTTTAGTTAATAGTCGCTTATCAGCCAAAGCGCTCTGTGGGATATTAATCATAAATTCTTTACGGAAATACTCTACGAAAGAATCTACGGTTCTATCAATATCTAAGTTGTCGCGCAAAGAACGAACCGCATTTACTGGGTTCCCTTCCTGCTCCATATACTCAAAATAGGCTTTCATAAAGGCAACAAACTGCGGGCCTTCCTCACGAATGAACCCAGGAAACTGGGATTCTATCTGCGATGAAATCTTTTTGAGTGTATTTTCTGTGCCTGATATAGCCATTAGAAATTATACAACTTGAGTGAAGGTGTTACTAATGTTGAAATTTGTCCTATCGTTTCTACGTTAGAAGCAGTAGCAACTGTTTGGTTACTATTGTCGTTGATAATGTTAACCACACATTGTGACAACAATAGAATTTGATTTCGAATAGGATTAATGTTAGGGTTCAATGGCGCAGCAATAACTGATAATGTATCACCATTGTATGCGGTAGGCAAGAAATTTGTTATTTCTACTATGCCAGCATCATAATCTATTACGCCTGAATTGTAATTCGTATAGACACGACCTAGTCTACCAGCTCCAGAACGATAATATGTTCTAAGCACACCGAAACCATTATCGTCAAAATATGAATCATGTTCTGCGAATGTGAACGTAGATGAAGTCACTGAACCAAATCCTGGATGACGAGACACACCACTGATTAGCTCTTTTGTACCGAGTCTTTGTAAGGAATTATTGAATCGTAGAGTATAACTATTGATTCCGCTAAGATTCGGCGTAAATGTTTTTCTTAAACGAATCTGTGAGTCTGTTCCAACAATCGCCTCATCTGTTCCATCTACATAATCAAGAAAACGAGAATATCTAAAACTTTGACCAAAATTTCCTAGATAACTTTGCTCATACGCGATAATTTTTGAAGATACCGCGCTCGCAAGCTCGCCTGGAGTTCTTGTTGTTTTTGTCGGATCGTATCTGACGTTAACGAAAGGAACAATATACAAATATGTTGGATCTATCATATCAACTTCGATAGACTGTACGTTATACTTTTTAATTTTCTGAACGATTTCAGCTTTACGATTAGATGAAAACAATGTGCCTGTTTTTGGTTTTGCCGCAACAAAAACTTTGCCGTAAATCGGCGGTTCGTTTTCTTCTCCACCCCAAACATTAATAGATGAGATATCTGGATTTTGGTCCATTATCAATCTTCTATAATCTTCAGCAGTTACAGTTCGATTCTGAGTTTCATACATTTTAGGCGCATTAAAACGAACAGACTCAATATCTTCGATGTTTGCTCCCCCGCTCGCGCGACCCACGGGAGCGATAACTATACTGCTTTGACCACCGATCGTTTGGTTCACCAACGTGAAATTATTAGAACCATTGACAATTTCCCCATTACATACTCTGTAATTTATGGTAACAATAGAACCTGTTGTTGGTTGTTGTCCTAGAACACCATCCCCAAAGGCAATCTTATATTTCTGTTGTTGGTCAGCCTCTAGATAGTAGACACTAGAGCTAGAATTCACAGAAAGAATATCGCTACCTAACGTGTAGGTTTGAACATTACCTCCCGAATTTACAGAAACAGTAATGCTTGTTGTATCTACAAACTGATTTGGTAGAACGAACGAAGTGTTCGAAGTACGATTAAATATATATCTATGAGATAATGGATTACCTTCTACAATATTGATATATTCAGCAAAACCATTACCAGTATTTGCAGTAATCGTGTATGTTTGTGGCGTCACAAAAGTATAAGCCGAACCATTAACGACTGTTGTGAATTTCGTATCTTTAGGAACTACGATAGCACGAAATGTTGCATTCGCGAAAGAGTTGGTGAAAATTAATTGTACGTTGGCTCTAGCGCCACGAGCAGAAGTAGGCATATAGCCTAGTTTCTTAGCATGAGAAACCACACTATCGTATGTCTGAGCAGTATCTAAGAACGACTCATTCATTGCCATATTAACGTAGAATGAATTATAGTATGTGTTATATGCTAATAGATCTAGCAAAGTTCCAAGAGCAGAATCAGTGAAATCGTAATCGGTGAACTCTGGTTTCGATGAAATGTAGTTACGAAGATTCGCACGAATGGTGTCGAAATCTAGTCCTGCTACAATAAGATCTGTGCTGGAAGCCATTAGCGAACCCTATTTAAGTTGACGTCTAACTGAATATCGTTTAGAGTCGTTTGGTTTTTGAATTGTATGTTTATCTTTAAACCATTTTCGTCTGGATACTCTGTTATGTTTATCGAATTTCCATCCAACAATGCTCTTGGTTCATAGTTCTTTATCGCAGTTTCGATTAAGTTTTCATAATCGGATTTAGTGACTGAAGTATGCAGGTCGAATAGTCTCTTACGAACGTTACCACCATAATTTGGTCGAAACGGGCGCTCGTATTGATTTGTTAACACCAAATTCTTAAGAGCTTGCTTTACCGTGTCGTCATCTTTTTTCATCAGCAACTTACCAGTTGACGGATGCGCGCGAAACTGCAAATCGAAGTCTCTATTAACGACTCTTTTAAGCGAAGCTGGTAATGGTCTCTTTATCATACGTATCCTTTTTCTTTATTTATTCACAAAAAAGTCTTGACGAATGTCAACGTGACCATTATAATATGATTTGTATCAAGCCGTCATAGTACCAGCGGCTTTATCTGCTAGATCTATGATATGTAACGCTTCAGCCACAGTCGTATTAGGCTTTATTTCAGGATACTTCTTGATAAGGTCTGTATAGTTATATTTTGTGAGTTTGCTATAGTCGACCATTTCTTTAAGTTCTTGAGTATGCTTTTCGATCTTAGCTGATATCTCAAGCCTTTTCTTTTCCTG